GCGACTGGGTGAGGATCCTCGCGAGGTTATCCTCGACAACCGCATACGCTTCGGCCGACCGCTGCGCCTTGTCGTAGGCGATCACCTGGAGCGAGAGCGAAGCGTTGTTCTGCGCCGTGGCCAGGTCATGGGCTTTCTGAGCGGCTGTTGCGTGGTTATACGCTTCGTTCGTGCCGGCAAGGATGCTATTGAGCTTGATCTGTTCCGGCGTGAGCTTCTGCGTGTTGCCGAGCTGCTGCTCCAGGGACGCATTGGTTCCATCGAGCGCGTCGGTAAGGTTGTTCGCTTCATTCGCCCACTTGCGCGCCTCGGCCGCTGCTTCCGCTGCCGCTTTCTTTGCCGCCGCGGCAGCGTCGATACCTTTGAGGCTCGCGATGTTCTGCGCCGCCAGCGCTTCAGTCGAATCGCCAAGGCCACCCGTGTTGCCCGCTGCGGCCGCCTTGCGCGCTTGATCGAGATCGTCCTGCGCACGCGCTGCCGGCGCCATGTCCTTCTGGCGCAGTTTCTTCGCCGAGGCATCCGCCGCCGCAGCAACAGCCGTCTGGTAGGCGGCCACGTCCTGGCGCGCTTTGTCCGTCGCCTTGCTGAGGTCGAGATCCTGGCTGGCGGCCTTGGCCAGCTTGTCGAGACCGTCGATCAGATCCGGCAACGAGCGAATGGACATGTCGTCAAACGTCGACTGGACGTTGACCCATTTATTGCCGTAGTCAGTGACGATCGCGGCCTGCGTCGAATCATACTCAGCCTGCAGATCCGCATTCGCCTTGGTGAGCTGGTCGACCGCATTTTTCGTCGCTTGGTACTGGCCGGTCAGATCGTGCCAGATAGCGCCAAGGTTGACCCCTTCGCCGCCCGTCGACGAACCCTGGCTGTCGCGCTCCTGATTGTACTGGTCGAGCTTGGCTTGCTGCTCGGCGAGTTTCTTGTTGTTGTCGTCAATCGCCTTGCTGAGCGTATCGGCGCTGTCGGTCAGTTTCGCAAACGGCTCAGCGTCGCCCGCAGTCTTGAAAGCGATCGTCAGCTCCTGCGCTTTCTGGATCAGATCGGTTACCGACTTGGCGTTCTCGTCCGTCTGCTCCTGCAGGTGTTGCGCCTCGGACCGCGACGACAGGAACTCGTAGGTGAGCCCACCGATGAGCAACGTAGCGACGCCGATCGGGCCGCCGACCAGCGAACTGAAGAAAGAGCCGATCGCGGTCGTCGTATTGACGATGGCGCTGCGCAGGCCGCTCACGGCGGCCTCAGCCGTCTGCATGGTAGCTAGCTCTGCCTGCGCGACCGTCACGGCATCGGTAGCGGCGGCCAGCGCGATGTTGGACTGGATCAGTGCCGTGTTGGCCACATCCCCTTGCAGATCCGCCGCGTTCGCCGCGAGCCGTGCTTGGGTGTAGGTCACCGTGGCTTTCGTAAGCGTCGCCTGCGCCTCGGCCGCGATCGCTTGCTGCTCAGCTGCGAACTTGCTGTTCGCCGGCAACACGGAGCCGCTCAGACGCTGCACGCTGGCGTCGGCCGATGCTTTGGCGGCTACGGCCTGCTCATACTCCGCGGCCGCCTCGTCGCGCGTAGCCAGCGCCTGCGCGCGCACCGTGACGATCGAGTCTTGGACGACCTTGTTTTTTGCCTGCATCGCGGCAGCGGCGGTACGTGAGGCTTCGGCCGCGGCAAGATCCGCGCCGGCCTGCTGCGTGTTGATGTTGGCGTACTGGATGCCGCCCGCGTAATTCTGTCCGACACGCTGGGCCGCGTTGAGCGCCGTCCCGATCCCCGAGCTGAGAACCCGCGCACCCGCGATGCCGGCGACAAGCTCCAGCGCGGTAGCTACCTTGTCCAGGTTGTTTGCCAGCGTCAGCGCGCCGCTGCTCACGGCATCGGTAAACAGGCCGCCCGAGATCTCAGTCTTCAGGTTGAACCAGCTCGTGCTCAGCCGGTTGAGGTTCGCGTTGAGCCCAGTCGATGCCGACTCCCATCCGGTGCCCGATCCGTTCAGAGCTGCGGTCAGCGCCGGCAGGAACTGCGACGTGACCAGCTTGCCGCCCTCGATCAGTTTCTCGAACGACTGCCCCTGCAGATCCGTACCCTGGGTCATCTGCTCGACGGCAATCTTGAAGCGCGCCGCGGAGCCTGGAATCGCCTGCCCGAGCTGCTGGTTGAGCTGACGCGACTGGATCGTGCCCCGAGAGAACATCTCCTGCAGCGCGAGCAACGCGCGGCTCGATGCGTCGGTGCTCAGATGCAATGTGGTGCTGGACTTCGCGAAGGCGTCGAACAGCGCCTGCTGATCCTTCATGCTGACGCCGCTGGCCGTAGCCGCCGCGCTCAGCTTGGCAAAGCCCTCAGCCGCCTGCGGGAGCGACAAGCCCAGCTTGTCCGACTCGCCGCGCAGGAACTCCAAGGCTTGGCCTGCAGCGGCGCCGTTACCGGTCGCCGACTGCAAAGTATAGGTGATGGCCTGCAACTGCACCTGGGCTTCTAGCAGGCCATCGAACGCAGTCTTGACCAGCTCAAGCTCTGCGAATGCCGTTGCTGCCTTGCGCAGCGTGTCGAGCGTGCCGGCCGTCTCTTGCGCCTGCTGCTGGATCGACGACAACGTACGGTTGGCTGTCGCCGCCGCCTCGACCATCCCCGACTGAAACGCGGAAGAGTTGAGTCGGAGAACGGTATCGAGAGTGGCGACAGTGGTCATTTACTTAATCCCGGCTTGGGCGAATCGTTCTTTCAAGATCGCGCTGTTGTAGGCGTCACGCTCAGCTTTCGACATGTCGGGACTTTCTTCGATATAGCTATACGCTTCCATCTCCGCGAGTTGCCGGGCTGTTAGCTCCGCGAGCATCAAGTCCGGGTGTGGGTAGCCGAATCGCCAGGCGACGGACCAGCGCCATCGGCGGGCGCGGTCTTCTCGGATTTTCCCTCGATCGCGTCCACGGCGGACTTGAGCAGGCCGTTGAGCGTGCCGGCCGCAACGAACACACGCTCCACCAGATGTGACGGCCACTCGCCGATCACGCTGGCGTCTTCGTCATTGAAGATCCTTTGATCGTTTTCGTCGCAGGCGCACAGGGCGATGAAGCGGCTCTTGTAGCCGATCATGTTCACGTCTTTACCGCCGCTGTAGTTGGCGGCATCCCACCGATCACGCTCCAGCGCCGTGAGTGCACGCACGCGGATCTGCGCGTCTTCGCCGAACTCGGAGACGTCGACCGTCTGCGATTTCAGCAAGAGTTTGGTGAGCAGAGCCTCACGGCCCAAGGCAACTTTCTTTTTGACAGTTTCGCGAATCATGCGCAGGATTCCTATGGTGGGTGTTGCTAGAAAACTCACCCCGCCGAAGCGGGGCAAGCGGTGGATCAGTTACGCGCCGCCACCGGCCGGAGCGCCGGTACCGCTCCAGGTTTCAGCACCAGTAGCGCGGATGCTGATGGTCATCATCTGCACCGCGTCGGTACCGCCCGTCACGCCGAACTTTTTGATCGTGGCCATGTAGGTCAGAATCGCGCCGTCGCTGTACGTATTGCGGAAGTTGTATGGCGCAAGGCCGACACCATCGCGGACGATATTCTGGCCGGCGTCGGTGGCCACGCGTTGGCCCGTCATGGTGATGGCGCTCGAATCCTGCAGGCCGTTGATGTACTCCTTCTGCGTGCTGGCCAGGTTGGTCGCATCGAGATCCGACGTGGTGCCGGATGGATCGGGGATGTCGGTAATCTGGCTGACTTCCGTCCACACCAGGGGACCCGCGCCGACGATCGGGGGTGCGACTTCCAGCTTGAATCCCTGCGTCGAGACGGCTTTGTTGACCTTGACGCCGACACGGTTGCCGGTGTGCTTGGTGAGGCCCAGGCCGAGCGCCCGAGATACCAGATTGAACAAGTGAGTGCGGATTTTCATGACGGTACTCCGGATGGTTAATTGGCCCAGGCTGCAATGTCGAAACTGACTTTCGTCAGCTTGGTGTCTTGCTCGTAGTCGTCGGGATTATCGGTGATCCTCCCGATGATAAGCCCCGCGCGCAATGCTACCTTAGCGTCTGCAGCGAGTAAACGCGCCTGGTCGAGCGTCTCGCACCACAGGTCGATCTGGTAGCGACTCGACTGCACGCCCGCGCCGGAGAGGTTTCCGTTGTCGCTGCCGGCGATCAACAGATAGGTGAAACGCGTGCGGGCATTCGGATCCGCCTTAGACCACGGCGTGATCGGGAAACCGAGCGGCGTGATGGCGGCAACGATCTGTTCGTCAATGGTCATCCCCAAGTCCCCACGCTCCACTGCATTTCGATCCCCCGGCCAAGAACCGTCGCGGTCATCGCCGCCGACTCTTGAGCCTTGCTCTCCGCGGCCGGGCGCATCCATGGGTACGGGTGCATCTTGCTCGTGCCGAACTCCAGAAACTTGCCGTAGAACGCGTTGCGTTTCAGGTTGACGCTGAAGACAATGTTCGGGCCGACCACGCCGCCGTCCTTGGTGTAGATCGAACGTCGCAGCAGGCCGGTCTTTTTGTTGGCGCGAGCCCGCGCTTCTATCGTGATCACGTTCGTACCCTGGCGCAGCGCGGCACGGCCGAGACCACGAGCAACGACTGTACTCATCGCCAACAGCTTCTGCTCGAAAGCGGCTAGCCCCGGAACCTCGAAAGCAAAGTCATCAGCCATTGCTCGCTCCAAAGGCGGCGTAGAAACTCATCTCGCTGCGGTCGTTCGTCTCGCGCGCTGCCTTGAGATCGTAGATCCTGCCAGAACCATCCTGGTTGATCGCGCGCCATGCCGCGGTAACGCCGGGGTAGGGATACAGCGTGATCACCACAACGTCCAGCGGCGTCTCGGCGCCGGCCAGGATCGTCTCACTCGCGCCGCGCATGCTCGACATGCTGGCGGGCGAGATATCGCACCACACAATGTCGACATCAACCCACACTTCCTGCGGCGTACCGAAACTCGTACTACCCGAGACGTCCTTTTTCTGGAGCATCACTTGATTGCGGAAGCGCCCTGCGTACACGTCATACTCCCAGTTGCACGCGGTCAATATCGAGCAGGTTTTTTGCCCCGTACGGCAGCTCGATCGCCTGCGTGAAATTCGTGATGATCGCTTCTCGATTGACGTACCAGCTGGCCACGATCAGAAGCACTGCCTGCGTGAAAGCTGGGGTGATGGCCATCGCGAAACGATCACGTAGCGCTTTCTCGTAGGCCATCCGGTAGGTCGCGCTGGCCGCAGCGGCTGCGTCTTCAGCCAGAAGTCCCTGGAACGGCCGGGCGGGATTCGCTGCGACGAAGGCATTGATCGCGGCTTGCGAGGCTGCAACGCTGTTTGCCTGCGCGTTGGCGGCGCTGGCGTCATCCGGAGTCACGGTACGGTTGAGATACTGCGAGGCGTAGTACTCGGCCGCATCCAGGTAGCCCTGAATGAGCGAGTCCTCAGCGGCGAGGATCACCCGAGACTGAGACTTAGCTTGCACAAGCGTTGTAATGCTCATCACCGGAAATCCTCAGTGCCTGGATCGAAGCTTAGCAGTTTGCGGGGCGCCAGCGGATCCAGCAGCGTCACCTGCACGTCCGCCAGCTCTACGCCGGCCGGTCACTTGGTGAACCTCTGACGCGCCGCATCCCGGTTGCCGGGCGCGTGAACAAATGCCTTGCCACCCTTCAGAGACAACGGAGGCTTACTGGCCACGCTGGGCTTACGCGAGCGTGCCGGCTGGCTGGTAGGGGTGAGGGCAGCGATCAGCCCAGCGTTGCACAGCGCCTGCGCGCGCCGCGGGCTGGATGGCTCGAACGACTCGCCGACTTTCGTGACGCCGCGCTCATCGGAGTCAAAGGCGCGCTTTACGTGGTACTCCATGACTTTCTCCTGGTTGAAAAACGAACGGGGCCGAAGCCCCGATCGAATCTAACATCACCGGGCCTGCGCCCCGGATCAGCCAGCGGGGACCGGAACGATACCAGCTTCCGGGAAAGTACCGAACACGAACGACTGAGGCCGGAAAACGATAAGGGCCAGCCGTTCCTCGGCGCGGATCGTCACCATGTTCGTGGTGAAGTTGTTCGCATCCTCGCTCGAGACCTGGACATTCGCGTCTTCACGATCGAAGATCTGAGCCGCCAGGTTGAACGCGCCGACCATGAACTTGCCGGCAGGCATCGCCGAACTGTCCACCACCGGCAGGCGCCACAGCTGCGGGTCCCCGCCCGTGGCCACATTGACCCAGATATACCGGCCGTTGGCGTCCTTCTGCATCTCGATGTCGGCCCAGTCCGTCGGATTGAGCACGATGCCGCTGGCGCGGTACTCCGCGATCCGAACCTGCAGGATCGCACGACGCAGCGTATCGATCTTGGTGTCGCCAGGCTTGGTCGCCGTGGTATCGAACGGCGTCGCCTGCGGGATAAGGCCCAGCAGGTTCTGACCCGTGCCGTCGCCAGACAGGATCTGCGCTTCCTCGACGTACTTCAGGCCATAGGTGAGGCGGGTGTCGATGTACGTTTCCAGCTGCGGGATATCGGCCAGGATCTGATTCGAGGCACGCACCCAGTGAGCCAGCGTGCGAACGCTCGAATCGAGCAGCTCGAACGACAGATCGGACTGCGGCTTGGCGGTACCCTCCGCCACCGGGGCCGCCATATTCTGAAAGCCGCTTTCCTGGACGTACTGAATCAGATTGGA